CTTATCAATTCTTTTAATATTTTACTTTTATTTGAAATATTTAAAATATAATGAAATTCATCCATTAGGTCTCTTTCATTTGGCATCCACTTATCTATATTCCAATGTGCATCTTCTAAATCACCCTTTTCAGATTCACCATTATCAGTGTCTGCTTTTCCAACTGTTGTTTCTTTTCCTCCAATATTTACTTTTGTCGAAGGTCTCATTTTATGGGATGACTGATATTTTTTAAANGACTCTTTATCTTTGAAATCTAATTCTTTGATAGCTTGTCTTATAAGTTCTCTTAATTTTGATTCAATTAGTTTCATTTTAATCTGACTCTTTATCACCAGTCCAATTCTTATCAACATAATTATAAAAATCTCTTTTTTCTTCATCCGGTAGTTTATCTGGTTCTGTTACACCAAATTTCTCCAATGCGCCTTTAAAGAATTTTTGATATTCTTCTTTATCTCCTTTTACAGGTTCATGCGCGCCACCGTGAGCTTCACTTATATCATAATATCTATTAAGAATGCCTCCCATATCTTCGTACAAAGCAGTTAATCGCTGATTTAACGCGTTATATTCAGTTGCACCTTTTTTAAATTCTTTGACCATTCCGTTGAGAGATTTCATGTTTCTGCTAATTGACACTTTGTCAAACCAATCGTCTGTTTCAGATAGAACGTGATTTTGCGCATCTTCAGCTATCTTTACTAAATTTTTAGCCATTTCAGAAATGTTATGACTGTAAAGCTGTTTTCCTAAGCTTCCATAGGCAGCAACTGATTCAATCACTTCATGCTTGTTTATTTTTGGAGCATCATTCTCGAATGCTATTTCTTCTAATAATTTCTTTAATTTAGCCATTTTTTATCTCCTGAGTTTTCCTTTTGGCATATATTTTCTAAACTTGTCTCTCATTTTAAGCCATATATTACTTATAAACTCTGCTTCGTATCCGTGTGCTTGTGATGGCCTATTTTTCTTCAAAGCCGCTTGGATATCTAATGGCTCAAATTGACCGCTTTTTACGCTGTCAATCATTCCTCTTATTATTTGTTGTGATGCTTTGCCAAGAACATCTGCGTATTGTTTTATTGCATTTTGTGCTAATTGTCCTGCTTCTGGACTACTGTAAGCCATTTCGTTCATTTTTTCTTCTTTATCATCTTCAAAAGGATCATCTTCTATTTTGATTTTTAATTTTTTAGCTGACTCTGGCGCTTGTTGTTCTTGCTCTTTTAGCGCTTTTTGAGGAACTAGTTTAATTAATTTAATCACTATATGTTATCCTCTCATGATATCATTTATTATAGCTTCAACTTTACAATATTTTCCGCAAGTTCTTACTTTATTGTTCTCAACACCTTCATTCATAGGTCGCATAAAAGCTCCATGAGTTGATGGATTTGATACAAAATCAAAAGCAATCAACTCAAAATCTGGCTGAACTTCAACTGTGTCTTCACCAAGTTGACCTTCTTCACTTACTGATCCCATTCCTCTTGAACTTATTCCAAGCTTTATTCCTGCCTTAAACAATTCTTTTAATATATTTCCCGCTGGAGTTCCCAAGACTTCAACAGTTCCTACTAAATCATCATCAGCCCAATGCATCTCTAGCACATTATGCGAAACATTGTTTAAATTTACGACAGATGAATCTGGATGATCAAGCTCTCCTAATGCCCTTCTCTCTTTTATCTGTGTATCACCGTATTTCGCAGCTTCACGAAAAAGTGTTTCTTTAGGATACACTCTGCCATTTTGATTTTTTGCATTTGCTCTTTGTAAAATTCCTTTTACTATTAATCGACCGTTATTCTTTGATAACGATTCATTAATCTGATGAGGAGATACTTCAAAAGGTATATAATCGACCAATAATTGTTTTGACATTATAAGCCTCCTCGATATACAAATGTTATTTCACCAACTGCAGCACCACCACCATTCCAAGAAACAGGTTGAATATATAATTTAACACTACTCTTTTCTCCGTGTGCACTAAATTTATATCCCTGTGTATGTGTTTCTCCCGTGATTCCGCCAAGAGAACAAGTTGTTTCATATAAAAAATTATATGCTGTATCACTTGTAGCTTCTAAAATTATATAATTGGGCCTTTCTTGTATTGTATTTGCTGCAGGTTGTGTTGCTTTTCCAAATGCACTGGGAGGTAATCCCTTAGGACCTTGCCTGTCTGCGTCTGTTCGCATTCCTGCAGGCAAATTAGATCCGCTTAAGTTTTCATATGACATATTTTTTTCTCCCTATTTCCAAGCTGTTCTTTTTATCCAGATATCTCTAAGAACATCTGCTATCACACTTCTTATAAGATTCTTTATCGTTCCTAAATCTTTGTTATCAAGAGCTTCATGAACTCTTTTTTTCTTTTTCTTTCGATTCCCTTTTCCGTCGTCTTTAAACGCAAACGGCGTGCTATATCCATCAATGCTTGCTGTTGTAGTAACTTCTTCAACATTTTTGCTAATGATTGTTCTAATATATTCACGTAATTTTTTTTCAAAAGATTCATGCATTTTTTAATTCTTTCAACAATTCATAATATCTCATAAGCTGAACAACAACAGAGTCTTTGACGACATTTTTGTTATTTGTTTTGCAAAATTTATGAATAGAATTTATCGCCTCATTTAATTTTATTGAAGTAATTTTATCTTCAATATTTTTTTTATGTTTTCTTAATTCTTGTATTAAATATTTTATTTCTTTTTCTATAAATTCATTAAATAAATTTGTATTAGAAATATTATTAATATATTGCCTTAATAGATTTTTTTGCTTTAAATCTAAACTAGAATATTTTTCGTTAAACTTTTCTAATAAAATTTTATATGAAAGTAATCTTAAATCTGTGTTTTCTGGTAAAACATTTTTATTTTTTGACTTATCACCCTTATTTGTCGTGACGTGTTCAATTAAATTAAAATGTGATTCAGTTTTTATTTCTGGAGAAATTTTATCATAATGTTCAAATAAACTATATATCGATGCATATATTCTATAATTTTTTAATTTTGTTGATAAAAGATTTTCTAAATCAAAATTTGCTTTTATTTCTTTTATTAAATTATATTTTTCTCTTCTAAGCTTAGCGTTATTTAAGTTATTTCTTTCACGAATGGCTTCATTAATAAAAAAATCAGCCTCTTTGTCAGTTTTAAACTTTTTACTTAAAATAATATTATATAGTGACAATTCTTTTCCTAATTCTCTATTCTCATTAAATTTGCTTTTTATGATTTTAATCGCTTTGCTTTTTTTATTTTTATTTAAAACATCTGCAGTTACTTGCCTCAACAAAAATTCAAACAGCATTCCTGTATTTTTTATCTTAGAATGCTTTAATTTTTTGCCATAATTCATAATAATCTCCAATTTCCAATTATTGAGAAAATGATATACTTTTTCATATATAAATATAACTTTTTTAAGTTATTAATAAAATTAATCATTGTTTTCTTCGTCTAGTATAACATCTTCATTTAAAATTCCTATAGAATTTATTTCTTTTCCAAAGCTTTGTTTTAGCTGATTCAATAATCCTTCTTTTTTTACAATCGTTGCGCCTTTACCTGGATAAAGAGGACTTCCACCTTTAAACTGTCTTTTTCCATGTCTTTCTCGCTCATACTTTGTCGCGTCTTTCAAGTCTTTTCCATCATATTCATTTCCGTATTCTTTTGTTTCAGTACCGCTTCGTCTGTCTCCACCCCATTGAGATTGAGGAGATCTTGCAGAGTCATCGCCGTCTATTGATTCTTTCTCTCCAGTCTTAGCTGGATCATTTCCTTCCATAGCAATTTGTTCCATTCTGAATACTTGTTTTTGATCTTCGATAATTCCTTTAAATATCTTCTCTTTTTCCATTTTATCTAAGTCGTATATATTATCATAAATCCATTCTCTTGACAATAGTTTATTTTCCATAAGCGAGCTAGCTATATCAGTTTGTTGTGTAAGTAATTCTAACTTCTCTTGCTCGTGAATCATTGATGGATTTGTCAAATATAAGTCGAACTCTAGCAAATCTGAATCTGTGAATCCCTGTGTATACAAATGAATAATTGCTATTTTTGATAATTCTGCGCATACAATACTTTGAATTCTTTCAATGGTTCTCGAAAATCTTACATCTTCTGCTGCTAGTGTTGCCTTAGACCCAACACCTTCTTCATATCCTAAAAATGCTTTTGGAATTTTAAGCGCTGCCATCATTTTATTTCGTAGATATTCAACATCTTCTATTGCGTCATTATTTGTCAATCCGGGCAGAGTATCTATTTCAGTGCCACTGTCGCCTCCTCTAACTGGTAAGAAATAATCTTCAGTGACAGATTCTATATTATATCTTAAATTATAATCTCCAGTATTTTGATCCATCACAGGTATTTTTTTCATCTTATTGATTATCTTTTGCATAAAGCTATCAACTTCGTTCGGAGGTATGTTTCCAATATCTATTTTAAATACTCTTTTTTCAGGGGCTCTCATAATTCTATGAATCAACATTGCGTCTTCCATAAGCGTCAATTGTTTCCATATTCGTCTAGCACCCTCAATCATAGATTTTCCATACGGAAGATAATTTGAATCTGATAAAAATCTAAAATGCGCGACTTCATAGTTTTCAAATATTTTTTTATCATGTATAGAGCCCACTCCTGGAGAATCTGTTGTGATTTCAAATTGAACTAATTTTGGATTTGATGGATCATGATCTTCTAATCTTGTTACGTCATAAGGCGAAAATGGTTTTATGTTGACAACGCCATATTTATCTATAATTTCTAAATTTAAGAAAAAATCACCATATTTTGTTAAATTTCTAATCCAAGACCATAAATTAAATTCTATATTCATTATATCATAAAATAAATTATGTAATATTTTATGTACTTTCGCATTGTCTGTTTTTATAGTAAGAATTTCATCTTCAATATTGTTTACTGTGCTTTCATCGCTATAAATGTCTAAAGCAGAAGCAATAATTGGATCGCTGTCCATAAGCTCATAGTCTCTGAATAGCTCGTTCTTCGCGACTTCATACGCGCTCTTTGCATTTTGTGCTGCAGCCCACTTACCAGTGCCATATCCAGAACTCATAAGTCTGTTATATCTGTCTATAAAATTTGATAATAGCGCTGTTTGTCGAAAATCGACGTCTTTTACGACAAGCTTGTCATCATCAGTTTTTCTAATAACGATATTGCTTCTAAATAATTTCCCTAATTGTCTAAAAATGTTGTCTGCCATTTTTTACCTCACTTTATAATAACCATGTTAAATCTTCTTTTTTGCCGCCTATATCTATTTTCCAAGGATTTTCTTGTGGTTTCCCAGCGCCCCCAAAATATACAGGCTTTTCTTCGTATCCCTTATTATGATTTAATAAAGAATCAATCATTGATCTTTGTAAATTATTTTTCTCTGTTTTTAACCTTAGCGCTGTATCTCTTATCCATAGCGCTAATGAATACGATATAACCAGATCGTCGTTATATCCTTTCATAGCTTCTGCCTTACTATTGTTATATATGAAAACAAGCAATTCATCAATTAATCTTATAGAATTTAGTTTTACTAATTTTTCTCTCGTATATTCTTCCATTTTTGCAATTATAAGAGGTCGAGTTTTCATAGTCGTTGCGAAACCAGCAATCATATTTCTGTCTTCTGCTCTGTATCTATTGCTAATCATTTGATGCTCAACGTCAACGTATTTAAGATCTTTTGATTGATAAAATAAATTTTTGTATCCTCTGTCTATTATCGTTTGAATAGTTGCCCAACCAACATTGTTATTTTCAACAACCAATAAAGCATCATTATATTTAGTTGCCAATTCAATCAAAAAATTTCCATAATCTGTTGTAGAAAGTTTTCCTTTATACTCTGCAACTTGGTTTAGCTTTTCTACATCAAATACTTGAGTTGCAGAATAATCAGTACCGTCGCCTCTCGCAACATCAGC